CGTGTTGCTCGTGCTGTTGACCGTGCATATCTATACGGTGTTGGCTCTGGTGGCGATCCTGTCAAGGGTCTAGCCTCATGGGCTTCAGCTGGTAGCGTTTTCACAGGTACTACTGCTGTTACCAGTGCTGTTACAGGTATTGTTAATGTTGCTGCTTTACGTACACTACGTAAAGATCTAGGTGCTTGGGGTCTTGATCCTGCTGAAATCGTATTCGCAGTTTCTACCGACATTTACTATCAGCTACTAGAAGATACAACCTTCCAAACCATGAACCAAGTTGGCGTACAAGCTACCTTACTAACTGGTCAAATCGGTTCTATCGGCAACTCACCAGTCTTAGTAAGCGGCGAATTCGCTACTAAGGCTACCGGCAGTCTAGGTGCTATCTGTTTCGCTCCTGGTAACTTCCTAGCTGGTAATCAGCGTGGTCTACGTTTTGATACTCAAGAACTAGTTGAGACTCAACGTCGTGTCCTAGTTGCTAGCCTACGTACTGGTATGACTCAAGTCACTACCAATCTAGGTAATGGCGTTTCTAAGCTACTTCATACAGCTTAATAGCTAAAACTTAAGGATAGGGAATTTCGGTTCCCTATCTTTTCTAAGGCCTGAGCTTTAGAAAAGATAAAGGAAAACATATGGGACTAAATCTAGTAACACTCGCAGAATACAAAGCCTACGCAGGAATTACTAGTACTACGTCGGATGCCCAACTTAATACTATCATTACTGGAACCAGTAGCTTAGTAAAACAAATCTGCCGTAGAAGTTTTGTAGATTATGTTAATGATAATAAGACTGAAGTATTTAAAGGCGGGCCTGCATTAAATGTAGTCGAAACCCCTTTATTAGCTGTTAGCAGTATGGAGTATTCTTTAGATTATGGTAACACTTATACTGAGCTAGTAGAATTTACCGATTACGCTGTAGATCAAGAAACTAGTCAAATTGTTCCAATCCGTTCATTAAATTACTATCCTGACTATTATGCAGGAACTAGTACTACTATGCGGTATAATCCGGAACCAGAGTTTCCTAGACGTATTAATGGTTATCGTGTTACCTATACTGCAGGCTACGAGAGTTTACCATACGACCTTAGATTAGCTGTACTAGACCTAATTACTTACTACTTCAAGCAAGAGTGGGCAATTAAAACTAGCAAAGCCGTTGGTAGTAGTACTACGCAGATTGATTACATTATGAATACTGATCTACCTGCTAATATTAAGCGTGTGCTAGATCTGTATACTGAGAGTTATAATTAATTATGTCTTCGGAAGCAGCTAAAGCCGCCGTAACAAAGATTATAGAAACAGTACTACAAAATAACCCTGCTGTTAGAGAAACTCTAGATAATACTATACATATATTAGATCTATCATTTCATACAATAGAAATGGCTAATAAACCTCCTGTGGAAGCTATACAAAATCAAAAATTTGGTAGACGTAATAGACCTATTCTTACACAGGATTCTTACGATGTATTTGTACAAGTATTAGAAAATGTAGTAACAAGAGCAAATACTTTACAACAAGCCATAGATGAATGTCAACTACCTGCTAATTTTCAAAGTACCTCTCGTTATGTGTCTAACGGAAAGACATTGTTATTAGTATGTCGTAATTTTGGAATAGCTAGAAGTACCATATCTAAAATATCTGCCTCTCCTCTTTTACAGGATAACGATCACTTTGGTAAGAAACTAAGAGAGTATACTTGGACTGAAGTTTCAGATGAACATGGGATATCTAATTCCAAAAATATAGACGAGATTACAGGTAAGAAACTACTTCATAAAACGTACATATTTCAAAATGGTACTATTTGGAGAGTTGCTAAAACACATAAAAAAGTACTAAATAAAAAAACTGGAGAAATAATTTTTCCTGATAGATACGGTATAAAACAGGTAGGTAGATTAGCGTATACTATGGTAGCAGTTATAACAACTGATAAATATGAGTACAGTATTTTCAATAACGATGGAAATCCTGACTATGTTACTATTGGTAAAGTAACATACAAATTAAGTCCAAAAGAAGAGTACGCCAATGCGGAAGTTACTACAACGGGAACTAATACTTTATCTTTTGTTAACGTAAGAGGTAAAAAATACCCTATTGTTAGAAAGACATATTTATCAGTATTAGATATTGGACATGCTTTTCAACAGAGTAGTAGATTCGGCAATACCCCCTTAGGTCAAAAGTTTACTAAATCCCTAGAATATACTTCTGTATCCCCCGAAGCAGATAGGCTGATAAAGGAATCTATTAAAAGCTTAGATAATTTACATAGTGCTATTAATTATACTATTTATAATAGCACTACTACTACAAAAGATGGGGATGTTAGTGTAGAAAAGTTCTTAGAAAGTACAGATAAGAGTTATATAATTCTAACTATCCAAAATTATAGAGCAAACAATGCTTTAGCAGTATTTGAATCTAAAATTAGAAAAGAGCTTATAGACGCTTTAACTGCAGAAATTATAGATATACCTGGTAGTAAAACTATAAAACAGGATATAGTTAGTCTAGTACATAACAAGATTCTAAAAATACTTGGTATAAAATCTGCACCAATAAAAAAACATAGTCCTGTAACTGGTAGTGTTAAAGTACTACCACCAAAAACTGGTTTTAAGACCGGAGGAGTTTCAGGGCCTAATAAAACTGTAGAACAAATTAAAGTTCCTGCCATTAGTTCAACTCCTATGAAGTTACGTACTCTAGGAGGCCAATTTACTAGCTTAGTTTCTTTACAGAATCTTCTTAATCAGAACTTACATACTCAGATTCAACAGAACATGGGTACTGGAAGTCGTAGGGATATTTTAAACTATCGTACAGGGCGTTTTGCAGAATCTGTTAAGGTAGAGAAGATGAGCCAGTCTAGGGAGGGTATGATTACCGCTTTCTATAGTTATATGCGTAATCCTTATGCAACATTCTCATTTGGCGGACAACAGTCTTCGCCTGCTAGCAGAGACCCTAAACTGTTAATATCTAAGTCAATTAGAGAAATCGGAGCCGCAATGGTTAATAATAGAATGAGGGCGGTGTTAGTATGAGCAGAAGAAATTCCATAGTTAAAGCCCTCGCTGAAAAGCTTAAAATTATTGACGGTTCTACAGGATACAAAACTAATCTTTTTAATAACTCATTCGCAAAGTTAAAGTTTTGGGATGAGACCAGCGATTTTCCTTCGGTCTTCGTAGTAGCTGGTTCAGAAGCCAGAGAATATATGCCAAGTGACTTTACTTGGGGATATTTAGGTATTAGTCTTAAGCTATACTGTAAAGGTGAAGACTCACAACAATTACTAGAGGATCTTTTAGAAGATGTAGAGAACGTTATTGATAATAATCGAGTACTAGTATATGATACTACTAACGGCTATGAAACCACAGAAATTCTAATAACTTCTATAACTACTGATGAAGGCCTTCTAGCCCCTTATGCAATTGGAGAAATCAATCTTCAAGTGCGATATGCAATTATGTAATAAGGCTATATCAGCCAAAAAATCCCAAATCAATTAAGCAGATAAATGTCTAGCAAAATTGTAATGGATTTCTATTAAATAGGAGAAGTCATGGCATTAAATCTAATTAGAAATAGTAGAGTATTTTTTAGCACCGCGGTAGACGCTACCACTGGTGTAAATACTCCAGCTAAACTGAATACAAATACTTTCGAAATCCAAGTACTAGATGGTTTATCATTTAGTCAAAACACTAACAGTGAAACTGTTACTCTTAACGAAGCTGGTTCAGAGCCTGTCCGTGGACAGCGTAGTTTCAATACTGCTCTAGCCCCTGTAGATTTTTCATTCTCTACGTATATGCGCCCGAAGAAAGGTTCAACTACTATTGATGCTGAAGAATCAGTTCTATGGAATGCACTACTAGGCAGCACAGCTATCGGTACAACTGGAACAATTACAGCGGCAACTGCACCAGTTGTAACGTATTCTGAAACTACAGGTGTTTTGACTATTGCCGGAACGGGTATCGCAGACTCAGATATTACAGCCGGTGACAATGTTATTTTAGCAGGTTTTGCTGGAGCTACAGCAGCTGAACTGGAATATATTAATGCTCCCGGCAGAGTAACTGTAGCATCTGCTACAAGCATCGCAGTATCTTTAAATAAACCTAGTGCTACAGCTATCACTGGTATTACTATGGCAATCGCAGATATTAAATTCTATAAGTCTGCGTGGGCCCCAGTAGGTGCTACTTATTCTACTGTAGGTAGTCATGGATCTAACACTAATAACCTACAGAAATTTGGTTTAGTAGTCCTTATTGATAAAGTTGCTTATACTATCAATAACTGTACTTTAAATCAAGCAACCATTGATTTTGGTTTAGATGGAATTGCTACTATCGCTTGGACAGGTCAAGCTACAGAAATGAAACAAATTTCTACGGATCTAGCAGCTACATCCGGCACGTTCACTGGAACAGGCGTTACAGGTACCTATAAAGCTAAAGTTACTGATGCTAAGTATTTAACTAATAAACTATCTACTGTAACATTAAAGGCAGTTAATATTCTGAAAGACTCGGCAGGTTCTACTAAAGTTGCTGCTGGAAAAGAATATGCTGTAGCATTAACTGGTGGTAATATTACTATTAATAATAATATTACATATATCACCCCTAGTAATCTAGGTACTGTAAACTTACCTATCGCGTACTTTACTGGAACTAGAGCTATCAGCGGATCTTTAAATGCATACCTAAAAACAGGTACATTATCAGGAGCTATTACAGCAGGTACAGGCCAGCTACTACAAGATATGCTTGATGTAGCTAGTGTAGAAATTGCACCAATGTTTGCATTAGTTGTTACTATTGGGGGTAGTACTGCTGCCACTACACGTATAGAGGTGGATATGCCTACAGCCGTATTAACTATCCCAACAGTTAATACCGAACAAGTAGTATCAACAGTAATTAACTTTACAGCACAATCTGCTTCTGGGGCTACTACAACACGTGGTTTCGATCTAGAACAAACTAACGAAATTGCTCTACGGTACTACACAGCTTAAATAGTTTCATAAGAGACGGCTTGATCACCGTCTCTCTTTTTCCATAATATAACAAAGGATATAATCCATGTCAATTGACAAAGTTTCAGTTTCTAGTCTATCACTAAAATCATTATTAGTTCCTAGTAAACAAGTCGAAGTAGAATTTCCTGGTTTTGCCGGGTTTAAAATTCAACTTAATTTCTTATCGCGTGAAACTCTAGTAGGTATTCGTAAGAAAGCCACTAAAATCACTTTTAAGAATCGCCAACCTACAGAAGAATTAAATGATGATCTATTCTTGCAGCTATATGTAGCTGCATCTATTAAAGGGTGGTCTGGCTTTAAGTTAACTTACCTAGAGCAATTGGCTCCTGTTGATCTAACAGGACAAGATATGGATGCTGAGTTAGAATATAGTGAAGAAAATGCACTATTCTTAATGAAGTCTAGCAGCAATTTTGATTCATGGGTTAGTGAAAATGTTTCGGAATTGGGAAACTTTCAGAAATCCAGTACCAGCAAGTAAATTTACAACTGGAATCATACTTTCAAAATAGCTCTGTGAATATGACTAGAGATCAATATTTTGAAATGTGTGAAATGCTGGGTACTGAACCCACGGAGTCTGAGATTCCTGTGGAGTTTGATGATTTTCCCCTAGAGGTACAGGAAGCATTCCGCATATATAATATCCTACAAGATAACTGGGATTATATGGGTGGAAATTACATAGGTAAAAATATCGCAGGATTACGCGATATTTTAGATATTTATGAAATAGCTAAGGAAGATCATAGAACAGTATATGAACTAATTCTACTTATTGATAGAGTTAGAGCTAAACAAATACAAGATACTAAACCTAAGACCTGAAAAAGCCTCCTCTAGTAGGGGGCTTTTTTACGTCTCTCAAAAAAATACATGCTTGACATTACGTACCCTCAATGTTATAATTGTACGAAATGTGATTCGACACATAATTTTATACTGGCAATACCAGGAGTACATATGGCAAAAAAGAATACAGTAGAGATAGGCGTAGAGGTATCCTCTGGCGAATCAATTAATAGAACTATAAAGTTAGTAAAAAGCCTGCATGATCTATTGGCCAATACTGTTGCCGTAGCTGCTAAATTTAATTTGGGCGGTGGAGGAGGTGGAGGAGGTGGAGGAGGTGGAGGTGGTGGTGGTGGTGGAGGTGGTGGTGGTGGTATTGCGACTTTAGGGCGCATTACTCAAGCTACTGGAGGCCCTAGCGCATCCGCGACTTACGGCACTCAACGAGGAGTAGCAAGCGCTACCGGAGCCTCTGCTAGAGATTTTGCAAAAGAAGCTGAAGGTATTGGTGGATTAGTACGTGTGTACGCTACTTTTGCTGCTAATATTTATGCTCTAAGTGCTGCTTTTAGTGTTTTATCCTCAGCTATGGATACTACTAATATGATCAAAGGTTTGGATCAATTAGGTGTAGCATCCGGTAGAGATCTATTAACCTTATCTAAATCTTTAGCTAAGGTTACAGGAGGTGCGATATCTATGAAAGATAGTATGGCATCTGTAGCAGCATCTAGTGCTGCAGGATTAAATGCCGATCAAATTACTAGGATGGGCGTAGCTGCAGCTAAAGCTTCTCAGGTACTTGGTGTTAACCTACCCGATGCTTTTAGCCGTATTAGTAGAGGTGTAACTAAACTAGAACCCGAACTATTAGATGAACTAGGTTTATTTACTAAAATTGGACCTGCTACAGAAGAGTATGCTAGATCTGTTGGTAAAAGCGCAGCTCAATTAACTGACTTTGAAAAGCGTCAAGCGTTTGCTAATGCAGTATTAAAAGAAGCAAAAGACAAGTTTGGTAAAATAGAAATAGATGTAAATCCTTTTGTAAAACTAACCGCAACATTTAAAGATTTAATGCAGTCAGGCCTAGAATTAGTAAATAAAGTAATAGGTCCAATAGTTAGTTTATTAGCCTCTAGTCCTACGGCATTGGCTCTAGTAGTAGCCGGTTTAGGTACTATGTTATTACGAAAAACCATCCCCATAATAGGTCAGTTTAAAGAAAAATTGCAAGAAGCTTCAGAAAGTGCGCTAAGTGCCGTAGCCGTTAAAAGTACCCCGTATAATAAAGGTTTAGCAGCAAAATTAGCACAAGCTAAAAGCGAGGCAGAGTTAATAGCAGAAGTACAAATTAAAGCTAAAGAAGATGCCTTGGCGACATTAGAAACTGCTAAGGGTTCCAGAGCGGGCAAAACTAAAGCTGTTACAGCTATTTTAGATAAGCCAGATGTTCTCGATGTTACAGACGCGGAAAAAATGTATCTAGCAGAACAAGCAACTAAAGCTAGAGCTAGAGGTAATTTAGCTCTAGCTAATAGTTACGATACTATACGCGTTGCTATTGAGAAGCAACAAATTGCAGAAAGAGCGCATATAGCTATTAATGAAAAATTAATACGTGTACAACAAGGTATAACTACTGCTTCTAAAGCACAGATGATTGCAGATAAAGAGTTTAAAGAACTGTCTATACAAGCAGTTCAACGTGAAATGGTAGCTAAAGCTGCAGCCAATACTAAAGAATTAGGTTTTGTTGCTGCGCTTAAAGCATCTTGGATACAGTATAATGAAATAAGACAAAAAGGCTCTACTATATCTATTGAGGTACCAGGTCAGTTTACTAAAGGCCCAGGCGGAGAAAAGGTGCCCGTTAAACAAGACGTAAAAGTAGATCCAGTATCTAGAACCGCAGCAACAATCGGATTAGTAAGTGCCGGGGCCACAGCTGCAGCTAGTGCAGTAGGCGGATTAGTAAGTAAATTAGGCGCATGGGGGCTAGCGGCAGTAGGAGTATATGAAATAGGTAATTTACTATATACGGCACTTGCTGGAAATACTAAACAAGCGGAGGAAGTTAAAGCATCTTTCAGCGCTTTAACGAGTGCTAGCGAACTACTAGATAAAGTATTCAAAGATATTAGCGAAAAAGAACCTTTAAAACAAATCTCTACAGAATCTATTATAGCTAAGGCTAATGCAGTGGATGGTCTAGTTGCTAGCATGAAAACTGCTTCAGAGGCTACAAAAGCTTCCGTAGAAAAAATGAATATCTTTAATTATCCCGTAGAAGGCGTTCAGTTAGTTACAGGAGAGTTTTTAAAGTTTTTTGGTATTATTGATGTAGGATTCGATGAAGTAAGTAAAAATGCCGATCTATTCGGTATTAATATGGTAAAAGTATTAAAAAGTATCGAACCTGGTGACCTAAAGACAGATAAAGTAGAAAAATTAAAAAAGATTTTAGGGGTTGACCCAGAGGATATAGAAGCAGTTCGTAAAATAGACCTAAAATTTAGTACTCAAAAAGAAGCTATAAAAGAATTAAAAGAATTAGCTTTAGAAGCATCCAATGTAGCTTCTAAAGCCAAAGAACTGGATATAGCTTTTGAAACAGCAGGTAAATCTATACAAGGTATTTTAACTTCTGCAATTCCTACAGATCCTATAGCAAAATTAAGTATAGAAATGATGGATGTGTCTAATAAAATGTCCGCAGCTTTTAAAGATCCTATTAGTAGTCTTAACCAATTAGCTATAATTTCTAAAGATGTGAGTAAATTAAGAATATTTGATCCTGCTCTAGCTAAAAATATTCTTAAGCTTGCCCCCGAAGTAAATAAAGCTGTAGCAGATCTTACTAGATTAAAAAATGAGCAGATTGATTTAGTTAAAGTTAGTGCTAAAGCCAAAAAAGATCTAGATAATATAAATAGGCAGAAAGCTGCGGGGTTCAATGTAGGTCTTAAACTCGAGCCTGCTAAAAATGCAGCAAATATATCTGCGCTAAATCTAGAGTATAATAAAATTCAAATAGAAGATGCTACTAAGATCGCCGTGAAAGCACGCACAGCATTAGATGACGCTAGTGCAGAGATGTTCACTAGAGCTTCCAAAAATTTAGAAAATTCTATTGCATTAGGATTTGCTAAAGCTAATCTTAGCATAAGACAGGCATATGCTACCGCAATTGGAGATACTATATCTGGTATTAAATTACGCGGTGAGTTGCAAAAAGAATCTAATAACTTACAATTGCTAGAATTAAATGCTAAAGAAGGTGTTATAGACGCTCAGGAAAATCTAAGACTCGCGGTAGAAGAAAATACAATTACTTTACAGAGAGCAAGTCTATGGACAGATGCCACGACAGGAAATAGAGAAGAGAAAAAATTAAAAGAGAAAAAATTAGATGAGAGAGAAGCAGCTCTACTAAGACCCGACGCATTAAAAGGCGAAACTATAGCTACCAATGCTGCAGCTCAAAAAACAGGTACAGAAGAAGATAGAGCAGCAGCCAGAGCTAGAGCCCCTGCAGTAGCTTCAAAAGCATTCCTGCAAAGTCAGCGAGCACAAATAGGTGCCCAAAATAAGGCAACTGATATCGCTACCGGAGTTAGCGTATTAGAAAAAGAAACAAATATAGAGAAAGAACGACTAGGTGTAATACAAGATCAACTTACAGCACGTAAATCTATATTTGACGCCAATACAGGAACTCTATCTTTTCTAAGCGATTCTTTAATGCAAGAAAAGAATTCTCTAGAGCAGCAAATTTTACAAAACAAATATACTATAGATTCTCTAGATATAGAAAAAGAACGTATTAAATTAGAACGAGTTTATAACGAAAATTTTGATAAAAAAGGAAAAAAAGAACAAGATTTAGCAGAAGAAGCCTGGAATTCCTATCAAGAAATCCTGAAAAGAAAAACAAATCTTGATACTAAGTATACTACAGATAAAGGTGTACAGCTTAATAAACAGTTCTTAGATGCCGAAGCTAATGATAAGAAAATCAATGAAATCAAAATAGCTAACGCAAAATTCTTAATGGAAACTACTTCAATGCAGCAAACCTTTGCATTAGAGCAACGTACTTCAGATTTAGAAGTTACCGGTATATTGTTAGAAAACCAAAAGAATATGAATCGGCTTACTAATGATGAATATAGAACTAGAAAAATGATATTAGATTTAGCTAATTCTAAGAAAAATGCAGATGAGAAAAGTTTATCAGTAGTTACTAAATATGACTCTGAAATAACTGGTTTAAATGATAAATATCAACAGTTAGTAAAAACGGATGAACATGGTATACCTGCTGTGTCAGACCCACAGGCAGCTGCACTTATATTAGATAGAATTAAAATATTAAATGAAAATAAGAGTGCAGCTTTAGGGGGAATCCAAGCCACTAGAACCGCTAGCGACGAAGCTACAAAAGCATTAGGTAGTTTAACGGATAGACAGATAGAATATGGTAAAGTATTCGAGGATACTTTCCAAGGTATGGCGGATGCTATCGTAGAATTTGCTAAAACAGGGAAACTGAATTTTAAAGATCTAGTTAATAGTATGATCACAGATCTAGTACGTTGGGAATTAAAAGAGCAAACTTCTAGTTTATATAGAATGGCAAAACCTGGTTTAATGAACATGATCAGTAATATGTTTGGTGGGAATATCAGTGGTAGCGATGTTCCAATGGCTCCTGTCGGTACTATTGGAAATTATCCCTCCTCCGTCCCTTTTCCATATGCCACAGGCGGCGCCTTCGACGGGGCCACTAGATTCGCAATGGGCGGAGCATTCGCTAATTCAATTGTTTCCTCACCTACGCTATTCAAGTTTGCCAGTGGCACCGGTCTCATGGGTGAAGCAGGCCCTGAAGCGATCATGCCGTTAAAGCGCGACATGCAGGGCAATTTAGGTGTACGTGGCGGCAGTAATAGTGGAAGCGTAGAAGTCGTAGTCAATAACTATGGTAGTGAGAAAGCAACTACTAAAGAGTCTACGGATAGTAGGGGCAATAGAAAAGTGGAAATCATGGTTGGTGATATGGCTGCGGGAGAAATTAACCGTAGTGGAAGTAGTTCACAGAAATCAATTCAAAGTACTTATGGATTACAACCAGCACTAATTAGGAGATAATATGGCGTATACGTATACATGGGCAGGAATTGGACTACCGCAAAACCCTCAGAAAGGGTTTTCGGAAACAGGAGGAGTTTTAGTAATTAGAACTCCTACTGATCAGGGCCCTGCAAAAATGCGTTATAGAGGTGCAAAACCGCAGGTATTAAACCTAAGTTTTTTAATGTCCAGTGCACAAGTATCTATTTTAGAAAGTTTTGTAAAAAATACTATTAAAGGTACTGCACGTTTTGGTTTCCTACATCCTAGGTTATATACTATGGTGGAAGTAAGAATGATTCCACAGGGTAGTGGAGACTATTATACTTTAACATATACAGCTCCAGGTTATTGGAATGTAGCATTACAATTGGAAGTACTACCATGAGTCGTTTGACCTCAATGTCGCCAGAAGCTATTCGTGCTATTTTCTCTCCTGATGCGGATAGTGATTTATTCATGTTAGTTACTATTTATGACCCTCAAATTTCTACTACGGCAGGTAATTTCCTAGTAGGTAGAGCGTATAGTATTTTAACCGTAGGCTCTACTAACTTTATTAATGTAGGTGCTACTGATAATAATATTGGTACTGAATTTATAGCTACAGGTTCCGGATCTGGCACTGGTACGGCTTCTGATACACCAATGAGATTATGTGATGGGTACACTGAACGTATATCTGAAACTGCAGATGAAGTTATTTACGGAGTCACAAGTAGAGGTAATAAGTTTACCTTTTTACCTATACAAGTTACTTTACCACAAGAAGATGAAGCTCAAGCTCCTAAGTGTACTATAACTTTAAATGATGTTACCAGATCTGTTACTCCATTAATCAGATCTCTAACATCCTCCCCGAAAGTATTACTGGAACTAGTATTATCTAAGACCCCGGATAGAGTTGAAGTATCTTTTTCGGGATTATATATAACTAACTTTACATACAATGCAGATTCAGTCGTAGCTACTTTAGCAATGACTGATTACGAACGGGAACCCTTTCCAATGCATACATTTTCTCCTAAATACTTTCCAGGAATATTCTAATGTGGTCAAATAAATATGTAGGTATCCCATACAAAGCTAATGGTAGAGATGAAACAGGTCTAGACTGTTGGGGATTGGCACGTCTTGTTTATTCAGAACAATTTAATATTAACTTACCTAGTTTTTCTACTGAATACAGTATATCTGATAATGCACGTATTGAGGAGTTAATTGATCAATATCGTGAAGGCTGGAAAGAAGAAACTACCCCCGAAGAAGGATGTGTAGTACTATTTAGAATCTTAGGGGCTGAAACACATATTGGTATCGCAATATCTAATACTCATTTCATTCATGTACGTGAAGGCATGGATGTAGCTATTGAAAGTTTTAGTTCTGTAAAGTGGGCAAAACGTATTGGTGGTTACTATAAGTACTCTACTGGAGCTACTCTAAATGCAATTCCACATCCTTTAAAAACAGAACGCATAACTGTACCTATTCCAGAAGGTACTACTTTAACACAGTTATATGACTGGGTTAATAAAGAATGTAATATTAGTCCCGAATTGGCTAAAATTGTACATATCATTGTAAATACCAGAGTAATCCCTAAAGATCAGTGGGATACTACAATTCTAAAAGATACTGACGTAGTAGAGTATCGTGCGGTTCCAGAAGGTGGAAGTACCGGACGTCTACTAATGACTTTAGCATTAGTAGTTGCTATTGCATCGGGACAAGCATGGTTACTATCTACACTAGGTCCTAGTGTAGGTGTTGCAGGAGCTGTTGGATCCACTGTAGGTCTTGGACTAACAGGAGTCTCCCTTGCTGCGGCCACTGCAGCAGCAAATATGGGCGCAATGATGGTAGGCGGAGCATTAATTAATGCAATAGCACCTATTAGGCCCCCTACACAGATTAATCCTGCACAGGGTACTTCCCAGCTAATGATTACTGGAGCAGCTAATCAGATTAATCAATATGGTGCAATACCTGTAGTTTTAGGTAAAATGCGTATAACTCCACCTGTAGCTGCGGCATCCTTCATGACGTATGGTGGACTACGTAGTAAAACTGCAGTAGTCTACGCATTCAAAGCCAGTCCTACTATTCCAGGAGATACCCCTGGATCCTTCGTATATACTTTTAGTACTGGTGTATACATGCGGGATCTTTCATATTTTGAAAATGGTTCGGAATGGTTCAGAAATCCACCAACAGGAGTAGTAGGTAAGATATGGGTTGTTGCAACTTCAGCGGTTAATGTCCCCCTAAATTCAGAAGGTATAGCAGAAACAGTAGCATCAAAAGGTAATCCAGATGCTGTATTTGCTGGGAATGTATGGTCTACTCCAATAGAGGTATTACCCAGGACTGGCTCATTATCTACTATATCTCCTGTTGAAGGATTACAAGCAGCCACAGTAATATTATATCAACGTACTGCTTTAGGAGTATCCCCAAGCCTTATTACTTACATAGATACACAGTACAATTTTTCTAGCAAAACATTAACAGGAATCCCTTCTAATAGCCTATGGACTACTAATCCCGATCCTACTAATTCTACAGGTGAATTACTATGGTCTATGGTAGCTACTCCCTGTTCATTCGATGCAGTAGTTAGTATTCCCTGGCAAGGATGGACCGAACCTAATTGCATCTATGAAGATGCTACTAGTTACAACTACTCAGAATCTTACCTAACCATGATGTTAGGTTGGGGTTATGGACCTTTAGCTATTGATGAAAATTCTTTATGTATTGGCACTACTCCTCTAACAAACTATCATGATGTAGCCCAGTCTACTATTAATTATCTAACCACCCCTAGTGAAACTAAACTTAAAGAATTTAAATCAATTTATAGTAGTTTAGTACAACAAGAGCCTATAGGAGTAGAACTATTATTTCCAGGATATACTAATGTAGTAGTAGGATCTGGTAAAGGTGATGCATCTTATGTTACTAGTACGTCTGTTAGTTACGTTGGACAACAAGAGGTTACTACTACTACTACTACACAAGTAACAAATGCGCAAAATGAGCCAATATTTGCACAAGCTATAGTGAATGGTGCTGGTGGCAATCTATGGACTACTAAATTTATTGCACCTTCCGTGGATAATGCTGGAATTATTATACCGATACAGAAAGTAACTATAAATATTCAGTACCCTAATGGTCTCAGAAGAGTATATAGTCTCGGTAACCATGCAGGAACTACTTTCCCAGCTGTACATAAAATACAATACCAAGTAAGGTATAATTCTGATATTACTGCTTCTTCTACTACTTTTATAGGTTGGACTGATTGGTCTGTTCTTAATACTATTGATCCTACTTCTTCGGCTCCTGTAGTAGATGGATTTACCGCCGTTATCCCTATTACTATATCTCAGGCTAGTTTACCCTTTGAAATTAGAATACGCAGAGCAGTTCCTAATGAAGGTCACCATACTGATGAAACTGGACAGAACCAAGATTTAAATTATGAAGAATATTCTAAATCTATTCTTCAGAGCGTTACAGTATATAGAAATTCAGCAACAATAACTAATGATCCTATTAATTGTTCAATAGCTAAAACTGCAATAAATATTAAAGCCACCGGTCAATTAAATAGTCAGATTCAAGGTATTAATGCAATAGTACAAACCTATTGCCTATCTTGGACCGGAGCAGCCTGGGTATCGCGCGTTACTAGTAATCCTGCAGATTTATTTAGATATATTCTGCAACATCCAGCAAACCCACAAAGAGTTGTAGATTCAGATATAGATACTAAAATTAACTTGGTTAGTTTGCAAGAGTGGAGTGCTTACTGCACTACTAAAGGATTTGAATATAATTCAGTATTAGGTAATCAACGTAGTGTACTAGAGGTACTACGCGACATTTGTGCAGCAGGTAGGGCATCTCCGGCTTTAGTAGATGGTAAGTGGACTGTAGTTATTGATAGAGAAAAACCAGATATAATTCAACACTTCAGCACACATAATAGTTGGGGTTTTGAGTCTACTAAACTACTACCTAAGTATCCTGACGGTTTAAAAGTACAGTTCTATGATGAACAAAATAACTATACACAAAAAGAAATTATCGTATATGCAACGGGCCAAGGACCAACCACCGCAGTTTTATTTGAAACTATTAGTTTACCTGGTGTTACTAAAGCTGCTTCCGTAGTAGACCATGCGCGCTGGCACATGGCACAGATTAAACTACGTCCAGAAATTTATACATTGAATACTGACGTTGAGTATTTAGTATGCAATCGAGGAGATCGCGTAAAGGTAAATCACGATGTACCTATGTGGGGTCTTGGTAGTGGACGTATTAAAAATGTACTAAGTACTACTACATTTGAATTAGACGAACCTTTAGCTATTAGTCGTACTGGTAGTTATACTCTAAGATTTCGTACTGATACAGGTGCTAGTAACACAGCAGGATTAGTAATTAATTACACTGTCAGTGCTTATTCTATACTAAGTTCTACAGTAACTCTTACTATCGATACTCATGCAATACGGATAGGCGATTTCCTAACTATTAATACTTCGATATCTGGACTAAATACAGCAACAGCTCAAGTAACCGCAATATCTCCAACTACTATAACTTATAGTAAAGGCGGGGTATCAGATATTGGTACCACAGCACTAACAGGAACAGCAGCTTTAAATGATGGGTATTATACCTTTATAAAAGTAAATACTGCTATAACACAGACTGATGGAGATCTATTCTTATTCGGTACTTTAAATCATGAATCTCAAGATTTAATTGTACTAAGTATAGAACCTACGGGCTCTGCAAAATCAGCAAGATTAACCCTTGTAGATTATGGTGTAGTACCTAATGGCGGATATAATATATTTAATAGCTACGCAGATAAAACTGCAGCATTAGTATTTGAATCTAATATTACGTTGGCTCCTGTATTACAGATAGATAATTTAGGTACTTTTGTACCTGGCATAGATGATGCCTTAGTACGTAGTGATGAATCGGTAATGGAACTAATTTCTGCAGGAGTATTTAGATACAAGATTAAAGTACCTTATACTAATCCTATTGGGATGCCTACTACAGTTGCATCAGTTGAAGGACAGATAAAATTAACTAATGGAGATAGTGCTAATATTAGTAATGTACTAGTAAATTTCAATGATGGAATTATTGGATTTACTGATGTACAACAAGCAGCCTCATATGATATAAAGTTACGATATATTGGTAAAGATGGACGTACTGGTCTATGGACCAGCCCTTTTAGTCATACAGTAGTAGGTAAGTCTAACCCACCTAGTAATGTTACCCTAGTATCCGGCAGTCCTAAAATTAATGAAAGTGCAATTAATTTATCTTGGAGCCCTTGTCCAGAAGTTGATTATGCTTCAACAATAATCAAGTATTATGTTACAGGAGATACTGCACATAATACATGGGATACTGCACTTGATCTATTTGAAGGCATTGCAAATACGTATGATTGGGTACGCCCAGTAACTAATAACTATACTATTTTAATTCGTCATAAAGATACTAGTGGTAATTTAAGTATTACTGTTACTACTGTAAGTATAGATTATAAACAAATTGAATTAGCTACTATTAGAGTTGAGCTATCAAACCCTAATCCTACAATAGCTGCGGCATACGATGGTAGTAATCCAGTATTAACAAATTCTACTTCTGGAACACAGATTAGAGTTTATGAAGGTAATACGCCTTTAATATATGATGCAATTTCTACTGCAAACGGGTTCTGGCGTTTTACTAAAGCAGATTCTGCAGGGCTAAATTCTGTTGCTACTACTATCACAGATTCGGGGGACTACGCTACTGTAGGTGCACTGCAAAGTTTTACAGATTCTACATCCGGTACAGTTACATATACTATAACGGGTAAAACTAGTCTAGGGTTCGCAATTAGTAGAACAGTAGAACAAAAATTTACTAAAGCTAAGGCTGGTGCTCCTAGTTATACTTGGATTGCGTATGCAGATGACGCGAGTGGAACTAATTTCAGTACTACTGCAGGTACTCGCACTTATGTAGGTATAGCTAGTAATAAGACTACTTCAACGCCTTCTGTAACATATACTGACTATACTTGGTCTAAGATTAAAGGTGATACTGGTGCTACCGGTGAACCAGGTGCTAAGCTTATTGTAGCTTCTGGTAATACAGATTATAGTGGAAGTACCAATTCTTACTTTAAAATAGATAATGTAGCACAGGGAGATTCAGCTACTCGCGGGCATAGACTAAAATTGTATGATCGTAGTACAAATACTCTAGTATACGATATTAATTATGATACATATAACCATGGAAGTGGAGTAACTTCTGCAGGTACTGCAGATGATTTAGCGTCATATCTTAATAGTATTACAAATACTAATTATATAATAGTACTTATTTCAGCGGATGCATGTCAATGTACACCTAATCTACGTGCAGCTATTAATAATAAAGGCGGTGGATTACCTAATACTTGGATTACTGGAGATACTAACTATTCGGAAGTTTCACACGCTTTTATAGGTGCTGTAGGTTTGTTAAAAGGTCAAGGCGTCGAAAAGATTGCCATATCCGGGCCATCTGTAGTTAGCTCATATTTTACTCCAATATCTTTAGTTATTGGAGGTGCTGATGGTACTAATGGTATTACTACCTATACTTGGATTGCATACGCAGATGATGCTGTAGGAACTAATTTTAGTACTAGTGCTGGTACTCGTACTTATATAGGTATAGCTACCAATAAAACTACGGAAAACCCTCCCGGGGGTACAACGTATACTGCGTATACGTGGTCTAAGATCAAAGGTGAAGTAGGTGCTGACGGTAATAAGACTACAACTATATATGCTTCCCAATGGTCTAATAGTGGTACTCCTGCATATACTCAAGCTGCTACTTATACTTGGAGTAACGGAGCAATATCAGCGTATCCAGGTAGTTGGGTAGCTTCAGCAGGAGCAGCCCCTGCTACTACGGGCTATGTGCTATACCAGATTGGTTTGGTTATATCTGACGTAGCAAGTGCCACTAGTACAGCGTTTAACTGGTCAAGTGCTGTATCTAACAGTATTGGATATAGAGAGGATGGAAGTATTGGTCTAACAGGTGCTTCAGCTAGAACTGCATATGTAGTTAATACTAGTGGTACTGTTCCAGGTTCAGTAACTGCAGGTACTGGAGATGTAGTCCCTACCTCTACTGCAGGAACATGGAGTTTTACAGCTACAAGTACACTGACTGCTGGTCAGTATATGTATCAAGTAGATGGAATTTACAACCCTAATCCTAGTCCTGGTATAATTACTTGGGGCAACCCTTATTTAAGTAATCTTAAAGTTGGCAGTCTTAGTGCTCTAGCAGTAGATACTGGTAATTTAACAGTATCTACAACTGGTAGTATTAGGAATTTTGGAAATACTGGTTATGCACAGGCAGGTTTCTTCTTAGGATATGATACTACTGCGTATAAATTCAGTGTAGGTGGTAGTACTGGATTACTATATGATGGTAGTAGCTTAACTGTACCTGCTATTACTATTAGTTCTACGGGAGTCTTAACAGGGATTGGTACTGCTAATAAAATAGTAGATAATGGTATTATTACTGTTAATGCAAACGGTAGTTTAAATAATGCGGGTACAGGAAATACAACTTTACCTGGAATAGGTCAGAACTCTTTTATAGTTGGGTCTAATGGTAGCGCAGCTACAACTTCACTAGTTAGTGCTGGATTATATAAAAATGGAACCTATATATCAGGTACATATGGGCGTAGTTATACTCTTATAAAAATAGCTAGAGCATCTGGAGAGATAACTTTTACAAGAACCTATGATGTTTATGGTGCAGGTGCAGTAGGTGGGTATACCGCAGCCACTCTAGCAGCTGATCTCAATGCTGCATACGTAGACAGCATTATAGTAGTAATAGGATTTGACGAGCCTCAAGGTAATAGATTAACTAGTGGGCTAGACACTGCAATGTATCGCTGTGGTGCAAGTAGAGTAGTATATGGGTCTGCGAACTTTAAATACAGGGCTTCATATATACTAGTAGGTATAGGCGGATGTGGCGAAGGTAATGGAGCTGAGGCATATCAAGGTACTACTGATGGTGACGTTAATGCTTGGTGTGCTATAGGGTTCTCTATTGTTGGTGGAATGTTAACTGGAGTATCTAATTCTTATGTTCCTCTTACACTTAAAGACTATAGCTACACGGGTGATCTAGATGCTACTAAAGGTGCCCCTAGTGGAACCTACGTAGGGGGTACACTTGCTGAAACTGTAGCGGCTAATGCATTAGCAGTTACTAATGCCACTACTGGTTTAGCTACTAAACTATCTAAATCATCAGATTCAATATTAGCGGCTACGGTAAGTATCGATACTGCAACCAATAATGCTGGCTTTGTAGCGGGTAACTTGAGATGGAATACTGCAGGGTCTAGAATTTCTGGTTCAGGCATAGCTCTGACAGCAGCAGGATTAGTAGGGTATAATTCTTTAGGTACAAATACTTTCAATATTGATGCTACCACGGGTAATGCTACATTTAAGGGAGATATATCGGGCTCTAATGGTTCTTTTGCTGGATCTTTGAATGCTGTTACTGGTACATTTGCTGGGTCTTTAAGTGCAGCTACTGGTTCATTTGCTGGTTCTCTAAGTGCAGCTACTGGTTCATTTGCTGGTTCTCTAAGTGCAGCTACTGGTTCTTTTGCTGGATCTTTAAGTGCAGCTACAGGTTCGTTTACTGGGGGCGTGTATGGAGGAGCTTACTTACCTCAATATGGAAATAATTGGCCTATAGATCCTGCAACAAATCTTAATACTACAGTGGGTGAGGGGTTTGCCCTAACTTCTGGAGGCCTTTTAATAGGTAATTATACTGCGTATGCAGCAAATCCGGGCGGTGGTAGAGGATTCTTTCAAATAACTAACGAAGGCGTAGTAAATTCTCCTAATTTTAGTATAACTAGAGCAGGTAACGTAACTGTAACAGGTGCTATATACGCTACTTCAGGAACATTTACAGGAACTGTAAATGCTAATGCAGGCTACTTCAAAGGTGCAGTATATGGAGGATTATATACTGCGTATGCATGGCCCGTAGCATCTACAGAGGGCGGATTTTACCTAGGTTCTCAAGGATTACTATTAGGAAATAATAATGCTTGGGCAGCTAATCAAGCTTCTCCCGGTACCTATCCCAATTCCGGATACTTTAACGTTGAAGCTGGCGGTAATATTTATGCCCCTAAATTTAGTATTGTAAATGGAGTTTTAACCTTAGGAGATGGTGCTTCTAGTGTTACAACTGCTGCTACTGGTAGCGGAATTACATTAAATGGATCTGTAGTAGGTAATTCAAATATTAAACCCAATGCAGTTACTGCAAGTAAGATTGATATTACTGGAACAGGTGCTACAAGCGGTCAACGTGTAGTTATAACAGATAATCTTATTACTGTATACGACAGTACTAATCAATATAGAGTTAAATTAGGAAATTTAGGATGACATACGGATTACAGACATTCAACTCTGTAGGTACTAAAACTTTCGATTCTACAACCGCCTATGGCGGTTGTATAGTTGATATAGTTACACTTATACCAAATAGCGGCTCAGTGAATGTATATAATACAGGAACTCAGACAGGGTATCAAGTCAAGAGCTATCCTACAGCTAATATTATTCAGATTGTGCTATTTTCTGGAACTCCTAGTAACCTTAGCACTAGTAGCCCTTCTAATATTACTATCAACGGCACTACTGTCACTTTCCCGCCTTTAGATCATTTCACATCTGATGCTCCTCCAGAAGTTTACTTGGTAATTGCAACATGACATACGGCTTATCTGTATCTAACCCCTCAGGCAGATTGACACTATCCTCAGAAGCTTTAGGGTATAAATATTTGGGTACTCCTACCCTGATTAGTGCTGGATATAAAATCGCAATTGGGTCTGGGGGTAGTATTAATCCTTATATTTATAGTATGACAATTCCTGCAGGCGTATCTTATCCTATCGTAGGAGTACGGTTATACAATAGTACTATAGTTAGTCTTAGCCATATTGTTACTCAATCTCAGCCTAATACTCTTACTTTTATTATTGGATTAGGAGGAGTTAGACGTTCAGTAGATACAGCTACTGGAGCCATTTATTTAGATGCATATACACCTACTGGAGCTAGACTCATAGGGCAGAATTATGGTTTATTATATGTTAGAAATATGGGTATATATGAAGGAGAAAAACTTCAACTAAGATTATACGATACCGGTTCTGGCTATAAAGCATGCTATTTAAATGGTACAAATCAAGATGGGGCATCTGTAACTATGATTCCTATGACTAGTAACTTAACTACCGCATTTATATTTGTAGAGTCAGTACTAAGATCTCCCGATCCAAAAGTATTCTCTAATGTTACTTTTACTGCTCCTATATTATATATGTTTTGTCCCTATGTTAACTCAGATGGTGCCTCAGGGTACGGATTAAATCTATACTCTTCTACTGGTGATCTAACATTTAGCTCCAATCAGACACCGATGGTAGTTGCTACAATAGCAGAATTTTTTCCTGCTTTATCTGCAACTAAAGCTACTACATCTGCTTGGACAGATTACGGTGCTAGTTTATACGATAATGGTCAAACTGCGTATTCATTACAGTATAATTCTAGTACTAATAATTATAGTACTGGGCCTGTTACAGCCTCTACAGTAGTACCTATTGCATTATTGGGTAATTCAGCCGGAGGATATGTTCAAGGCACTAGAGCCGGTAGCGGCCAAATTCAGTTTACTATGGCTTTTGGATTAAGTTTAGATTCATCTGGTTATTGTATTCGCATACCATATATGAAAAACAAAGGCGACAATACCTTTGATTCAAATACAGACAGCATGTCTTTGTACACGGGAGCTAAAACAAGTACAATAATAGTTAACGGTAATAATTTATAATAAAGGAACAAAATGGCTTTAATCAAAGACTATCCCACACAATTTGGGGTAACTGCAAACTATCATAAAATAACTAAGATTGAATTCTTAGTTAGCAATTCTACTGTTAATATCATGGTTGCAGTATACGCTACGCAAGCTGCGTATACTGCAGGTAGTAATCCTATATGGAATGAATACGTTGCTATACCTTTCGCACAGTTTAAAAGCGACCCTAGACAAGCTTTTTATCCCTTACTAGAAACTTATGTAAACTCTTACTTAGCAGGTGCTCAGTCATCGTATACCGGAGACTTAGATATTGCTAATGCGCTAGTATTAAAACCTTATGAACCGCCAACGCCTATGCCAGAAGTACCGCCAGCAGTTATCCCACCGCTACCTTAAATTTTAAAAATTCCAACTCTCGGGTTGGAATTTTTTTGGTTTGACTACACTATGCCTGCATGATATAATAGACAAAATTATAGAAGCATCCACAATTTTACTTCCAAGGGCGATCATGGCACCATCAAAGCTAAACCTAAAAATATTCCAGGGAAGCACCTTCGCAGAAGTACTTCGTTGGGAATCTAGTACTAAAACATATATTCCCATTACAGGAATTACTAAAACTGCTCCAGTTGTCATAACTGCGCCAACTCACGGTATACCCGTAAATTGGCGTACAAGAGTAACTAATGTGGTAGGTATGAAGGAAATCAACTCTACTGATTATTATGTAGTTACAGCAGTAACTAGTAATTCAGTCACCCTTAACGATGTAAATGCATTGGCATATACCGCGTATACTAGCGGCGGAGTACTAGAGTATAATCAACCAGTAGATTTAGCAGGGTATACTGCGCGTATGCAGATTCGTGAAAAGATTACTAGCACTACTGTTATCAAAGAACTAACTACTGATAATGGCGGAATATTAATTGATAATGCTACTAAGACTATTACTATCTTTATGTCAGCCACAGACACCGCGGCACTTACTTTTAAATCAGCAGTATATAGCCTAGAGTTAGTTACTGCTGGCACAGTCATACCTTTTGTATATGGTAGCGTTAGTCTAGAAACAGAGATTACGAGGTAACTAATGGACATAATTAATATTATTGAAGAAAGTAATATTATTAGTTTAGGAACCTATGGTAATGTAATCGTAGATAAACCTTCCAGTAATATTATTTCTGCCGGTGCTCCAGGCCCTAGAGGCCCAAGTGGAGAAAGTACTATATCTGGCACTGCTATATCTATAAGTAATTTATCAGCTAATGATCTACTATCGTTTAATGGAAATAATTGGACTAATAAACCACAAGACCTATTGACCGAAGGCGGCAATTTTTAAAAGGAGCCTTTGATGGCAAATACAATTCGTATTAAACGTAGAGCTACAGGGGCTGTAGGTGCTCCTGTAGGTCTAGCCAATGCTGAACTAGCATTCAATGAAGTAGATAACACCCTTTATTATGGTAAAGGCACTGGCGGAGCAGGCGGTACTGCTACAACTATAGACGCTATTGGCGGATCTGGGGCTTTCTCCTCGCTTACAGCTAATCAAACTATTAGCGGTAATAAAACTTATACTGGTACGTTAAATGCCATAACACAGACAATTACTGATAATAGTACCTTAGTAGCAACTACTGCGTATGTTAAAGGCCAAAACTACCTTACAACAGTAGTAGGTACTACTCCAGTATCTGCATCAGTATCAGGTAATACTGCCACTGTTAGTATGTCTGCAGCAACTACTAGCGTAAATGGATATTTAACTAGTACTGACTGGACTACCTTTAATGGTAAAATTTCAGCTAATCAAAGTATTACGGTTAGTGGTGATGCTACAGGTTCCGGTAATACTGCTATTACTCTTACCTTAGCATCTGTAGGAACTGCTGGAACATACACTAAAGTAACGACAGATGCCAAAGGCAGAATAACTTCCGGAACTACTCTTAGTGCTACCGATATTCCTACTCTTGCAGCTAGTAAAATTAGTGACTTTGATACTCAGGTAAGAACTAATAGACTAGATCAGATGACTGCACCTAGTGCTGCAGTATCTTTCAATAGTCAGAAAATTACAGGCTTAGCAGACCCTACAGCAGCGCAAGACGCGGCAACTAAACAGTATGTTGACGCTACGCGTCAAGGCTTAACAGTAAAAGACGCAGTTCGCGCAACAACTACAACGAATATTACTCTTTCAGGTAATCAAACAGTTGATGGCATAGTACTAGTAACTAACGATAGAATCTTAGTTAAAGATCAAACTACTGGCTCACAGAATGGTTTGTATAATGTAGCTTCTGGTTTATGGACTCGTACTGCTGATTCGGATGCAACTACTGGTGAATTAGCGGGCGGATCTTTTGTATTCGTACAAGAAGGTGCTGTAAATGCTGATTCAGGGTGGGTTTGTACTAACGACGGTGCTGTTACTCTAGGCACTACTGCTCTAACTTTTACTCAGTTCTCCGGTGCTGGTATGGTTGTTGCAGGCGCAGGTCTTACCAAAAATGGTAATACTATTGATATAGGCGGTACTGCTGCTCGTATTACAATTAATGCAGATACTGTTGATATTGCTTCTACCTATGTAGGACAAACTTCGATTACCACATTAGGTACTATCGGAACAGGTACTTGGAATGGCACTACAATTGCTGTAGCTAACGGCGGCACAGGTAATACAACTTTAACTTCTCTAGGTGTAGTATTTGGTAACGGTACTTCTGCAGTAGGAGTTACTACTGCAGGCACTTGGGATGCTACAAATTTAATCGGCACAATATTATCTGTTAATTCTTCAGGAGTTCCAACTTGGACTAATGAAATTAACGGCGGCACTTACTAAACTTTTTAGTTTATCAGATTTCTCCTTTTTAGGAACTTACTATGGCACAAACGATAAAAATTAAGAATTCCTCAGTAGCGCTTAAAGTACCCGTAGTGGGAGATTTAGCGTATGGAGAAATTGCTTTAAACTATGCAGATGGTAAGATTTACTATAAAAAATCTGATAATACTGTGCAAAGTATTAGTGGGGGCGGTGGAGGGACTTGGACTAAAATTAGTACGACCCTTAACCCTGCTATTGCTGGAAAACAATATTTAGTAGATACTACTGCAGCAGCATTTACAGTTACTTTGCCTGCAAGTCCCGTGGCAGGTGACTATGTATATTTCATGGATGCAGGCAACTGGGTAACTAACAATTTAACAGTTGCACGTAACGGTAAGACAATCGAAGGTGTAGCAGACGATCTATTACTAAACCTAAAAGGTGTGTTAGTACAGTTGATTTATGACGGTACTACTTGGCAACTTGCTTGTAATATTGGTCCTCAAGGTGCGCAAGGACCTGCAGGTTCAGGTGGTGGTGGAACTACCACTAATGCACTTACTGTTGGTACTGGTCTGGTACTTAATTCCGGAACTACTTTTGACGGGAGTGCAGCTAAAACTATTTCGTTAGCAACATCTGGTGTGTCAGCTGGTACCTATGGCGATAACTACTATAATAGTGGTTATATCTATATGCCAATAATTACCATTGACACTTATGGACGTATAACTGGTGTAACTTCCAATTACGTTGGCTTAGGTGGTGCACCAGAACTGCCAAATCAAACTGGCAATAGCGGCAAGTACTTAACAACTAACGGAAGTACAGTAAGCTGGGCTGTTGTTGCAGCAGCTGCCGGAGGAGGTTCTGGTTGGTATAGTATGGTTGCTACTTCTATGGGGACTACTAGTCTACCACTACCTTCAGACTATGATGGTAGTGGTAGTAATTACGCACCTACCAAGTTATTTGTGGGTGGAGAAGATAGTTTCAACTCTTCTGGTAGTTCACCGGGCGGAACGTGGAATAGTTATGCTGTATCTGGCTCATTTAATGTATATACTTACACAAGCGGCACTCCTCAAAGTGGAGCAATGAGTATCAGTACTGGATCGGGCGGTGTTAGATTTGCTATTGCACCTAAATCTACAATGACGCAAATGGCTACTGTGTTCTATACACCTAGTAGTAATTACAATGCAGTATTTAATCTAAGTAATGGATGGTCTGGCCCCCCTTCATATAATTCTAGTAAAGTATGGTACGGTATAGTAGTTTTGGACTCTGCAGGTGTAACAGCAACTGCAGTTAATTGCACTATCGTAGAAACAAAAAGCAGCAGTTCTAAAACCTATATAGCAATATCTATGACAGATGCTCAGTGTAGTACAGTTAGTAATACATATGCTAATGTATGTACATTTAGTGGAACTTATACTTTTAGAGTATTTGGTTTCTACAGGTACGGTTAAAGGAAACAATATGCACTTAGCTAAAATAAATAATGGTGTTATCACAGAATATCCTTTAACTAGTACCTCGTATCAGGAAGCTGTAGTAGCTGGGCTAGTTTTGCCCGCTACCACAGAACAATTAGCAGAATTTAATCTGGTTTCAGTTGTAGTTCCTGATAGACGTATAACAGATGCATACGACTATATTGCGCAAACGCCTCAACTAATAGATAATCAATGGCAAGTAACTTGGCAAAAAGATCTACAAACTCCTGAAGATATTATATCAATACGTACACAAAATGTAGCTCGTAGTCAACGTGCTACAAGAGAATACTTGATCAAAGAAGTTCAGTGGCGTTTTGAACGCTACGCACGTCTACAACGTATGGGCCAGCCTCAGATAGATGATATAGCAAAGCTCGATACTTATGTACAAGCTCTCGCTGATATATCCGCTCAAAAAGATTGGCCCTTTAATGTTCAGTGGCCAGTTCTTACAACATAGTTGGATAAAATATGGCACAACAATTAAGTTCTTTGGTTCAAAATACCCTAGCAGTAGACGTTACCAATATTACAGGTACGATTCCTGTACTGAAGGGCGGTACCGGTGCTACAACTGCTGCGTCTGCTCTTACTAATTTAGGTGCTTATGCATCTAGTAACCCTAGTGGCTATACTACTAACACTGGTACCGTAACAAGTGTTGCTGCCTTAACTCTAGGCACTACAGGTACAGATGTTACATCTACTGTAGCTACTGGTACCACTACTCCAGTTATTACTTTAAATTTACCCACAGCTTCTGCAACTAATAGAGGTGCTTTAAGTTCGGCTGACTGGACTACGTTTAATGGTAAGTTAGGTTCTTATACCGAAACTGATACCCTAGCTACAGTTACTGCTCGTGGAGCAACTACTACAGTAGTTCCAACTTTCTCTAGTGGTGCAACTATTCAAGGGCTTACTGTAGGACTCGGTGCTAATGCTGTAGGTGGAAATACTGTTCTTGGTGCTAGTGCATTAGGTAGCGCTGCTTTAAGCGGTGCCGGTAATTCAGCTGTAGGTGTCACGGCACTTAGATTAAATAATACAGGTGCTAATAATTCAACAATAGGTGCATATTCACTTTTTTATAATACTACAGGTGCTAATAATTCAGGAGTAGGTGCAAGTGCACTATATAATAATGTTGGAGGTGCACAAAACACAGGAGTTGGTGCGTATTCATTAAATGCTAATACCTCTGGCAGTGCTAATATAGGTATAGGATATAACGCAGGAAATGCATTAACCACAGGCAGCAACAATACTATTATTGGTTCCGTACCGGGCACTGCTGGTTTAGCAAACACGGTTATCATTGCTGCGGGTACTACTGAACGGCTACGTATTGATTCTTCTGGTAATATGGCAGTAGCCGGCCAAATAGAATCCACACTAACTGGTTTCAAGTTCCCAGACGGCACAACGCAAGCAACTGCAGCCACAGGTGGCGGAGCTTGGACCAAGATCACTGCTAATACTACTGCAACTACTAAGAAACAGTACGTAACAGATACTACTGCAGGAGCATTCATAGTTACTCTACCAGCTAGCCCAGCAGCAGGCGACTACGTCTACTTCATGGATGCAGGTAACTGGGCAGTCAATAACTTAACTGTAGCCCGCAATGGATCCACAATTGAAGCATCTACAACAGATTTAGTGCTTGATGTTAGAGGCTTGATGGTACAATTGATCTTTGATGGAACTACTTGGCAGGTTATGTCAAATATTGGGCCACAGGGTCCTATAGGTCCCGCTCAGGGTGTTGGTAAAGTCATTGCTATGGCAATGATATTCGGAGGTTAATATGGCAGCACCAAATATTGTAAATGTTACAACGATTATCGCAGGTTTAGCTGTTTCAGCACCTGCCAATACAACTGCCAACGTAGTAGTATCAAATGCCGCATCTTCTGCTGCAGTCATCAAGATTAATTCGCTAACTTGTACTAATGTAACAGGTACTTCAGCTACTACAACAGTTTCGATTACCAGCAGTGCAGCAGGAGCTGGTACTGCTTATAGATTAGCATTTCAAATTTCAATACCTGCAAATAGTTCGTTACAGCTTATTGATAAGGGTAACTTTGTATATTTAACGGAGGATAAGAGCCTTGTAGTAACCAGCGGTACTAGTAGTGCCATTGAATATGTAACAAGTTACGAGACTATCAGCTAATGTCAAAGTTTAGTAAAAAACTAATTTCCTCTGTAGTACCCGCGGCTAATACTGCTGGTATCTATAATGCTGCCGAACAGTTACAGAACCTAACTGCTTTAGCTATTACTGCAGTTAATTTTTGTGCTGATAGTTCTGGCAATGCTAATGGTCTGAACGATGATACCGCAATTAATACTGCTGGTGGTTTCGTAAAACTTACGGGCAGTGGTTTTACTAGTGCTACCATAGTTTATATCAATGGCATAAGTGTAACTAAATATTATCTAAATAATACTACAATAGTTGCTGTAGTACCTGCTGCAACTGCGGGTACTACTGCTTCCTTGATGGTATTCAATGGCTCCACAGTTGGTTCCATCTGGGCTGCGGGTATCTCCTACTCAGGTTTCCCAAGCTGGACGACTACAGCAGCGACTAATCTAGGTGTCGTTGTTAGTACACAGTTGGTAGCAGTCGGTGACGCACCTCTCGTGTATACGTTCGTTAGTGGTACACTGCCACCTAATTGTACGATTAGTAGTTCAGGTTTACTGAGTGGCACTGTAACCGGTGTAAGCACAAACACAATTTACACGTTCACTGTGGCAGTCACCGATGCACAGAACCAGAACGTATCACAAAGCATTGTGTATACATTAGTTGTGTCAGATGCATTTTATAGGTACACAAGTCTACACATCTCAGGTGATAGCAATCCAACTTGGATCACTGACGCTAGTACTAATGCACTGGCAGTTACTTCTACAGGTGCTCCTCAATCTACCATCTTTAGCCCATTGAAGGCTGGATACTACGGAAATAGTTTCAATGGTAGTAGTGATTATTTAACTACACCAAAAACTAGTGCGATGGACTTTGGGGCTGGTGACTTTACGGTCGAATGCTGGATTTATAAGTCCGGTAGTAGTTCGGCTGGGTATGACACTATTATTCAAACCGGTACAGGCGGCTCTGGGTACTATGGTTTTACAATGGAAGCATCTTCTACACGAGGATTTGCTTGGTACACACAACCAGGTGCATTTATTCTTCTAAATTATAATGTAAGTTCGGACGATTCTCGTTGGCATCACTTTGCTGTTTCTAGAACTGGCAATCTAACTACTATGTTTGTTGATGGTATATCGCGTGCAACAACCAATGCTGCTTATACTATATCATCAGTTGGTACTATCGTTAGTATAGGTGCTGAATCATCAACTCCAATATATTTCTTTAAGGGTTATATATCTAATCTTCGTGCAGTTAAAGGCGTTGGTCTTTACACCGCTAACTTCACACCTTCAGCAACTCCGCTAACAGCAATCACTAACACAAGTTTACTAACCTGTCAGTCTGCTCGTTTCATCGATAACAGTGCTGCACCTGCAACTATCACAGTAGCTGGCACACCTAAGGTAGTCTCAAGCAATCCTTTCAACTTACCCTCGGGATTATCTGCGTATGGTGCGGGGTATTTTAATGGTAGTTCTTATTTAAGTACTCCTAGTAATGCAGCGCTTGCTGTGGGTACAGGTGACTTTACATTAGAATGCTGGATATATGCTCTAAGTGCGAGTGACAATGGTATTTTTGAAAATAGATCTGTTGGATCAAATGATGGGTTTACATTAACCGCATTTAGTAGCAGTGTTATCAGAATATATACAAATTCTGCAATTATAGCAAGTTCGGGCACAGTTTATCTTAATATATGGACTCATATTGCTGTTGCTCGTTACTCTGGTACTACCACATTATATATTAATGGTGTTAGTGTAGGTACATCAGTATCTATGTCAAATTGTACTAATTCAGATGCAATTATTGCCGGCGGTAGATACGCAGGAACTAGTTCGGTTAATTCATATTTTCCAGGTTATATCTCTAACTTGCGTATGGTCAAAGGCACAGCAGTTTATACAACTAATTTCACGCCTCCAACAGCTCCCTTAACTGCAATCACTAACACAAGTTTACTAACCTTACAAACCAACGTACCACACAACAACTCGCAGTTCAGGGACACAAGCACTAACAACGCCTTAATCACACGCAACGGTAATACCACACAAGGTTCGTTCTCACCATTCACCAAGCAGTATCCTTACTCAACTGCTACGGTTGGAGGATCTGCTTACTTTGATGGTACGGGGGATCATCTTACTGTGCCATTTACTGCAGGAGGTCCTTTAGATTTTGGTGCTGGAAATTTCACAATAGAATACTGGATAAACACAACGGTTAATGGTAATACTACAGGCATTGGTTATTTTAATAGCGGTCAAGATTATGGTTATGCTTGGATATTAACTGTAGATACTAGTAATATACGGATGCAAATCTCATCGGCTGCTGTAACCACTTCCTTAGATTATTCTACTTCTGGTGTTACTATTACTGATGGTACCTGGCATCATATAGCACTGGTTAGAAGTGGTAATACATTCACTACGTATGTTGATGGTATCGCTAGAGGCACGGGGAGTTCTAGTATAACTTTATATGCTCCTTCTCAACCATTGCGTATTGGAATGTCTAATACATATCCCGGATATTTTACGGGATATGTATCAAATTATAGAATCGTCAAAGGCACCGCACTATACACCAGCAACTTCACACCTTCTACAGCGCCACTAACTGCAGTATCCGGTACAGTCCTCCTAATGCCGTTCACAAACGCCGCAGTCTACGACAACACCATGCTCAGTAACCTGGAGACAGTTGGTAATGTTCAGGTAAATACTAGTGTGTTTAAATATGGTACTGGTAGTTTGAAGTTTAATGGTTCTACAGATTATTTATCCATACCTGCTAAACCTACACTTGCTTTTGGGGCCGGGGACTTTACTGTTGAAGGATGGGTTTACGCTAATGCACTTGGTTCATATAACGCAGTAATTGCACAATGGCCTGCTGGTAATGGGGATGCAACTAACTCTTATGTTTTAGAATCAGTTGGTTCAAGTATGAATTTTTACTGGGTTTCGGGGGTAACACTGTACGGACCTGCAACACTTGGTACAATCACAACTGGTGTATGGATTCATTACGCTATTTGCAGAAGTGGCAACACTTTGTACCCTTTCAAAAATGGCGTTTTAGGAACAACTGTATCAATTACCCAAACATTGAACAGCCCCGCATCTGCTATAACTGTTGGTGGTTCGGTTGCTGGTGCGGGCTATTGGGACGGCTACATCGACGAACTAAGAATCACCAAAGGCTACGCCAGGTACACTGCAGCGTTCACTCCGTCCACCGGTGCTTTCTCAGCTTCAGCACCCTTTGGAACTTCAGTGTTGCCCTCTAAGTCGCTGAGGTTTCGTAAGTCAGCGAGTGCATATCTATCTAAGACTTTTGCTGTTGCAGGAAATCGTACTACCTGGACTTGGAGTGGGTGGGTCAAACGTGGAATACTAGGAGCAACTTCACTTACCCTATTTGGAGCAGGACCTTCATCAAATACTGATTTTTTCTATTTTGGTTTTGAGTATTCTGGTGCCGCAGATAAACTCGTTATACTTGACTACCCCGGTGCATCATCATTAGATTTACGTACTACACAAGTTTTCCGAGATCCCGCAGCTTGGTATCATATTGTCTTATCTGTAGATACTACTCAGGCTGCATCAACAAATCGTGTTAAGTTGTATGTCAATGGAGTGCAAATAACTTCGTTTAGCACTGCAACTTATCCAAGTCAAAACAGTAGCACAAGGGTGAATAGTGCAGACGTTCATAATATTGGATCTGATCGATTTGCAGCTAGCCCAAATTATACTTTCGACGGCGAAATGGCTGAAGTCAACTTCGTAGACGGTTTAGCCTTAGACCCTACGATGTTCGGTGCATACAGCGCATACAACCAGTGGCTACCAGTTTCCTATTCAGGTTACATGGGAGCGAATGGGTTCTACTTGCCGTTTAATGCTGCAACCGCAACAACGTCTGCAAACTATCTTGTTGTTGCTGGCGGTGGTGGCGGCGGCACATATGGCGGTGGCGGTGGCGGGGGTGGCGGATTTCGTACTGCTACAGGTGTTACTCTTGATCCTACCACTGTGTATGCTGTAACTGTAGGTGCTGGAGGTACTGGACCGTCAGCGTTGAACGTAAGAGGTGGTTTAGGTGGAGACTCTAGCTTCAATGCTCTAACTTCTACTGGCGGCGGTGGCGGCGGTACTGATAACTTAAACGCCGGTACAGCTGGTGGTTCAGGTGGCGGTGCAGCTCTTTCATATAACACAACTTATGCCGGTGGTGCTGCTAGTCCAGTAACATCTCCCGTGCAGGGATATGCTGGTGCAGGTACTACCGCTTCGGGCGGTTCCTTCTATAATGCATCAGGTGGCGGTGGCGGTGCTAGTGCTGCTGGAACTACAGGATCTATTGTTGCAGCTGGTGGTGGATACGGAAATGGCGGGTACGGAACATCTGGTAATGGTGGTGCAGGTGCAGTAAGTTCTATATCTGGAACTTCAGTAACCTATGCTGGTGGCGGTGGCGGTGGCGGTGCTAGTACAGGTGCCGCTTATCCAAATAGTTACTATGTCACAGCAGGTACTGGAGGTGCTGGCGGTGGCGGTAATGGAACTATGGTTAATTCCAGGGGTATAGCTGGAACTACTAATCTAGGTGGCGGGGGTGGCGGGGGCGGTATGTACGCTGGTGGTATCACTGGTGGCGGAGCAGGCGGTTCAGGCGTAGTCATCATCTCCTACTCTGGTACACAGAAATTCTATGGTGGCAACGTTACTTCTGTTGGTGGTAACACGATACACACGTTCACGACCTCAGGTTCATTGACTGGTGTATTCGGCGACCAAAGCGGAAACAACAACAACTGGACCCCCAATAACATCAACGTCAGCACAGTTGGTCCTACTTACGACCTACTCACTGATGTGCCAACACTCACAAGTGCTACTGCGGCGAACTACTGTGTAATTAACACACTAACAGCCAGAGGATCAGCAGCATCCACCAACGGCAACCTTACTTATACTGCAGCGGCTGCTAATGATTCTTCTATATTTATGACGATGGCAGTACCTTCAAACAATTTAATATACTTCGAACTATTCTATAGCATAGACTTAGGGCTTGGTAATAATAGTTATGTAGGTGTTAGTTCAGTAGGCGATACTGGTGCATTAATAACAACCGGTACTAATCTATGGTCTTATAATTTATACAGTGGTGTTGCGTACAACCAAAGTAGTACTACAACATATACTGCTGTAACTAATGGGCAGACGGCACAATACGCATTTGATATTGCTAATGGTAAGATATGGGTAGGTGCTAACGGTACATGGTTTAATAGTGGTAATCCTGTTGCAGGAACTGGTGCAGTATTAACTTCAGTACCACTTACAGCAACTAACATATTTGCTAGTTTGAATGGTGGCGGGTCTAATAGATCGAAGATTGATTTTAACTTTGGTCAACGCCCATTTGTCTACACACCTCCCGCTAATTTCTTAGCCCTCAACACTTTCAACATCTAAGGAGCAATCATGGCAACTACATTTGCAGTACCTGATGGACGAGTGGCGATGGCTGCTACAACTTATGTGGGTAGTGGTGGAGTTAATACCATTAGCAATGTAATTAATGGTGTGGGACTACAGCCGGATCTCTTATGGACGAAATCTAGAAGCTCAGGTGCATACCACTATATACAAAATTCAGTCGTAGGTGTAAACAAAGCACTGTATTCAAATACTACAGATTCTGAGTATACACTTACTACTACTACTACAGCATTAAATACTAATGGTTTTGCATTTAATGGTGGAGAGTCTGGATTAAATGCTAGTGCAGCGACCTACGTCGGTTGGCAATGGAAAGCCGGTGGCACAGCGGTCAGCAACACTGCGGGGACTATCACATCGTCGGTGAGTGCTAACACCACTGCTGGGTTCAGTGTGGTGACGTATACGGGGAATGGCTCTGCAAGTGCTACTGTAGGGCATGGTCTTGGTGTTGCGCCTAGCTTAATAATTGTAAAGAATAGGTCCGCTGCTGGCCCAAGTTGGGCTGTATATCATGTGTCAATTCCAACGCAATACATAGTCTTAAACATTGCTGATGCAGCGCAAGCTGGGCAATGGATTTCATCAACTTCAACAACGATTTCCTACTCTAGTTTATCTTCTTGGACTGGCACCGCCTCTGCTACCTACGTCGCATACTGCTGGGCGCCGATAGCAGGTTACAGCGCATTTGGGTCATACACGGGCAATGGTAGTGCGGATGGTCCGTTTATTTACACTGGGTTTAGACCACGGTGGTTGATGATTAAGTCTAGTACGGTGGCTACTAATTGGTACGTCACAGATAGTTCTAGGAATACAGCTAACGAAGAAAAGAATGTACTGTACCCAAACAGTTCTTCTGCTGAGTATTTAGAACCCTACGGCATAGATTATTTGTCTAATGGTTTTAAGATTAGAGCACCCGCTGGTTATGGGAACAATAACTCTGCCGCAACATATATCTACGCAGCCTTCGCTGAAAACCCTTTAAAGTACTCTAATGCAAGGTAATAAAATATGACACAATTAAGTACTTTAATCCAGGGCAGCGGCAAAAACGCCATAGATAAAAGAAGTTACATTGCAACGTCTGGGCAGACCGCCTTCGCGGTGGTGTACTCCCCTCCATATGTAGACGTATATCAGAATGGTGTACGCTTGAACGTTGTTGACTATACTGCAACTTCAGGAACTTCAATCACGTTAGCGGTAGGTGCTGCAGTTAATGATGAGATCGAAGTAATTGGCTTTTCTAGCGACGCATCAATCACAGCTAGCTATAGTGGTTCTACAGCACCTGCAGTTCCTATTGAAGGCATGATGTGGTATGATACTACAGATGGATCACTTTATGTACGTACTACCGGAGTTTGGGTAGAAGCATCTCAAGCAGGTGCTACCCAAGGTATTCAAGGTATTCAAGGCCCGCCAGGTGACGGAGTAGTTATTAGTGGTATCACAGTTACTGATGCTAGCTACAATAATACTGATGATACCGCAGTTAGTTTAACTGGCGGATATATCAAGGTCACAGGTACAGGTTTTGTTAGCGGATGTACCATAGTAGTTGGCAATGTAATCGCAACTTCAGTAACTTTTATAAGTTCTACTGAAGTGCGTGCTCAACTACCAGCCCTAGCTGCTGGCACTTATATCTTGTACGTTAGTAATCCCAGTGGAGCAGTAGCAATCAGGGTTAATGCAATTACCTTTAGTGCGCTTCCAACTTGGGTATCTACATCACCATTAGCTAATGGTAAACTTAATACCGCTATCTCTATACAGTTATCCGGTACCAGCGATAGCGCAGTTGTCTATGCGCTGCAAAGTGGTAGCACATTACCCGCGGGTTTAACACTATCCAGTGGTGGTCTACTATCAGGCACTGTAACTGGTATCAGTGTAGAAACTACATATAACTTTACAGTAGTCGCTACTGATGCTGAATTACAAGATAGCCCTAAAGCTTTCTCTATTACTATTACAGTTTTATATGTAGTTGCTAAGTCGTTGAGATTTAGAGCTGCTGGCGGTTCGTATTTGAACAGGACACTTACAACAGCTACTAACCCACTTAAATGGACTTGGAGTGCTTGGGTTAAGCGCGGAAGACTTGGTGCAGGAGGAGGTTTATTCCAAGGCTACTCTTCTATATCTGTCAGGACTGCTATTCAATTTAACTCATCAGATCAACTACTTTTTAACGGGTCTGTTGCAACAGCAACAACAACCGCAGTATTTCGTGACCCAGCAGCTTGGTATCACATTGTCTGTGTGTATGATAGCGCAAACGCAACTGCAGGTAACAGATTGATTCTATACGTTAATGGTGCCATACAAACGGTTACTGGGACTCAACCTACGTCTAGTCAAGTTGAATACATAAATAGTGCTTCAAGACACTATTTTTCAGCTGCATATAGTGGGGCATGGGAATACCATGATGGTGAAATGACAGAAGTCAATTTCATTGACGGTCAGGCGTTAACTCCAGCAAGTTTCGGCGAAGTTAGTGTAACTTCAGGAGCATGGATTCCTAAGGCTTACGCCAGTACTTATGGTATAAATGGTTTCTATTTACCCTTTACAAATGTATCCTCTACAACAACATATGCAGGATTATTTAATGGCAGTAGTCAATACGTAGCAACAGCCTCTTTACCAGCCTTTGGTACTTCTAGTTTTACACAAGAAGCATGGGTATATATTACTGGCGCTGCTATTACCAATGGGGCTAATGCAAGATTGTGGTCCCTACAAGGTATTAACTTAATATATGAAGCAAGTGTATCACAATTAAGGTTGGATCTTGGGGTATCTGCTGCACAATATATAACTTCAGCTAGTGAACTTACACTTAGTACTTGGCATCATGTTGCAGTTGTCAGAAGCGGTACTACTGTAAATGTATATGTAGATGGTATTTCAAAAGTAACTATTACACGTAGTGATAGTCTTGCAGGAGGTGTTGGGTACATTGGATCATATGATGCCACATCAGGATTCTTCCAAGGTTACATTTCTAACTTTAGATCAGTCAATGGAACTGCAGTTTATACTTCTAACTTTTCCCCGACTATAGCGCCACTTACTGCAGTAACTAATACTACAGTATTGACATTGCAAGGTGCCTCTCTTGTAGACAACAGTGGCAATAGTTATGCTATTACCAACGGAGGTTCTGTAGTAATGTCTGTACAGAATCCCTTTGTAGTTTCAATCGGTAAAGACTCATCTGGTAACAATAATAATTGGACACCGAACTACGTCAGTCTTACTGCCGGATCAAATTACGATTCTATGTTAGACAGCCCAGTTCCATCAAGTGCTACTGTGGGTAATTATGCTACTTGGAACCCCCTGTATAACGTAAACAACTCGGGAGCATATCTAAGCCAAGCAAACCTTACTTTTCAAGATGCAAGCACTACTGGCGCATGGCACACTACAATCGCAACTATTGCGCCAGCATATGGAAGTGCTAAGTTTTATTGGGAAGGGGTTCTTGGGGGTTTGTCTGCTTCTGCGGGAGCTGAGTTTGGTATCTTACTATTGTCTTTAACAAGCGCAGGTATAAACCCTCCAAGTAACGCGCAAGCTTGGGGTATATATTGGCCTGTTGTTGGCGTTTATTCTATATTTGGCAATAGTGCGACTACTGCAACCTCTATAACGCCTGCTGTTAACGATACTTTAATGGTAGCTTTTGATGCGGTTGTTGGGCAAATTTGGCTTGGCGTAAACGGCACATGGATTGCGGGTAATCCTTCCGCAGGGACAGGGCCTAGTTTTACTGGCATAACTTCTAACACAATCCCATTTGCTTCCACGTATAGTAACACTCCTGGCAATGGTGGCGGTAATACTGGAGCAAGTGTTAACTTCGGTCAACGCCCTTTCACGTATACACCACCCACAGGCTTCCTAGCACTAAATACTTATAACTTGCCAGCTTCCGCAGTTCTTAATCCTGCAACAGCTATGGCTGCTACGACGTATACTGGTAATGGTTCAACACAAAATATCAATAACGCAATCAATGGAATATCGTTTCAGCCTGATTTGGTTTGGACAAAATCAAGAAATAATGCCTATAACAATACGTTATATGACTCAGTTCGTGGAATTGGAAATACTCTTTTTTCTGATGCAACAAACGCAGAACAATATAGCGCACAACGCCTTACTTCATTCAATTCAAATGGATATGGGTATGGTAGTGACAGTGGCGGAAATTACAATGCAACTACCTACGTTGCTTGGCAATGGAAAGCTGGAGGTGCAGTAAGTGCTAACAATAATACTGCCGGTACAATCACATCAACTGTAAGTGCTAATCAAGCTGCTGGATTCTCTGTTGTGGGATATACGGGTACTGGGGCGAATGCTACAATAGGCCATGGGCTTGGTGTAGCCCCCTCTTTTATGATTATAAAATCTAGAAATAATGCAGATAATTGGTACGCTTATCATACCTCCCTTGGTAATACATTAGGACTAAATCCTAACCTTACTAGTTCAGCATATAGTAGTGCACTGTACTGGAATAGCACAACTCCAACAGCATCTGTATTTAGTATTGGTACTGTACCATCTCAGACTGCCTGGACTTATATAGCTTACTGCTGGGCACCAGTCGCAGGATATAGTGCCTTCGGGAAATATACGGGTAATGGTAGTAATGACGGACCGTTTGTTTATACTGGATTTAAGCCACGATATATACTGTTAAAGAACACAAGTGTGGGTACAGCGGGGTATGATTGGGAAGTAATAGACGCCTCACGTAGTATAAACAATGTAGCTAATGCAGAACTTGCAGCAAACCTTTCAAATGTTGAATCATCAAGTTGGAATGCTGTTGATATTCTATCTAATGGATTCAAATTACGAGATCTTGGCGCAGCACAAAATGGTTCTGGTAACACTATGATCTACGCAGCTTTCGCCGAAACTGCATTCAATTTTGCTACTGCACGCTAAGGAATAATTATGGCATTAGCTTTCCCTTCAAGCCCAACGGTTAACCAAACCTACACTTCAGGTACTAGAACCTGGACATGGAATGGTACCGCTTGGAAGCTACCTAGTACTGCATTAACCGGTGTAACCGGTACAGGTAATGCAGTACTTAGCGTAGGACCTACAATTACACTCGCCAATGCTACCGGGTTACCACTAACTACAGGAGTTACGGGGGTTTTACCAGCAGCTAATGGTGGCACAAGTCTATCAAGTCCCGGAACTTCAGGAAATGTTTTAACTAGTAACGGTACTACTTGGACTAGTGCTACTCCCGGTGGTGGTACTCCTACCCTAGTAATAGTTAGTGCAACTACTCAGACTGCTATCAAGGGCAACCATTACGTATTAACCCATGCAACAACTACTACGTTAACATTACCTGCTTCACCAACTGTTGGTGACATAGTCTACGTAACGTCTGGCAACTTAATAGCGACTAACGTGATTGCCTTCAATGGTAATGCAATCATGGGGTTGATGCAAAACCTTACCATCGACACCGCTAATTACATCACGATACAACTCCGGTATATTAATGCAACTATAGGGTGGGTAACACTATGAGTAATATAACTCAATTTACAACAGGTGGGGTGAAGTCGGTACAACGTGGTATTTTTAGTGCAGTTGGTACCTACACCACCACCACACCAACAACCGGCGCAAACTCTACAGCTATAACTATTAGCGCAGTCAATCCAGCCAAAGCAGTGGTAACCTTAGCTGGTGGGCTTCATTGGGGAGGCACAGGTATTACTATTCTATATGAGCTTATATCAATAACTGCTACTACCCTTACTGTTTTTGGTCCCTTTTATACTACTTATTCTGCAGGTCCGTGGTACGGTTATGATTGCAGTTGGCAAGTAGTTGAATATTATTAAAGGATAGATATGCCAAATTATGTACAATTAAACGATAATAATATTGTCACCGGCGTCACTCAAACTACCAGCACAATAGACGCTGCTAATATGATAGAAATTGCCGAGTATGATACTACTCTACTAGGTAAAAAGTACGAGAACGGTGTATTCGTTGACGGCCCTGTTGTAGTACTACCTAGTATTATTACTAAACTAGCCCTCCTAAATCGCATGACTGATGCTGAATTTATTGGTATTATCAATGCAGCTAAAACGGATGCGGAAGTAGAATTGTGGAAAACTAGGTTCGACAACGCTACCTCAATTGACCTAAACGACGGTAGCAAAGTAGTAGTAGGATTCCCAATGTTAGTGACAAAAGGTCTACTAACCCAAGAGCGGGCTACTACTATTCTGACCGCCCCCATACAACCTAATGAAAGATAAAAACATGTCACATTTTGCACAAGTAGTAGACGGCGTCGTCACTCAAGTAATCGTAGCCGAACAGGATGTCATTGACACGGGTCTTTTCGGTACAGGTTGGATTCAAACTAGCTACAATACCTTAGGTGGAACGCATCCTGAGGGTCGCCCACTGCGTAAGAACTACGCAGGTATTGGCTACACATATGACGCACAGCGTGATGCTTTCATTCCCCCAAAACCTTTCGCAAGTTGGGTACTCGTGGAAGATTCCTGTCTATGGGATGCGCCTACCCCTATGCCTACAGACGGCAAGAAATATTCTTGGGACGAAGGTACTACATCTTGGAAAGAGTCTGATGGCAACCAAGGCTAAGTTATTAGCAACTGGTAGTGCAGCAGCTACTATCATAGGGGTAACTCCTCCAGCCTCTCCAATTGAGGGTCAAATGTGGTATGATACAACTGACGGTACTTTGTATATTAGAACTGGTGCACTTTGGATCGAGGCTATAGTAGCTGCAGCAGGTGCTGCAGGTGCAGCAGGTGCAGCAGGTGCAGCAGCTAATCCATTACCTGTTGGTACTACTGCACAACGTCCAGGATCCCCTGTAGCAGGCAATATGCGACTTAATAGCGATACTAATGTTGCTGAAGTATACTATGGAACTACTTGGTTCCCTTTAGCCTCATTTGGATATGCAGTTGCTACAGGCGGAACAATTACATATAGTGGTAATTATGCTATTCATACTTTTACTAGTAGCGGTACTTTTACTGTAACTACTGCGCCAAGTGGAAATACTGCTGATTATCTAATTGTTGGTGGAGGTGGTGGAAGCGGGAGTAACACTGGCGGAGCTTATGGCGGAGGGGGTGCCGGGGGGCTACTAGCTAGTTCAACTAGTCTGGCAGTTAGCGCATATGCAATTGTAGTAGGAGCAGGAGGCGGTGCAAATACTACTGGTGTAAATTCTACTGCATTTAGTTTAATTGCGTATGGTGGTGGCGGCACACCAAGTACTGGGAGAGTTGGTGGAGCAGGAGGAAGTGGATCAGGAGTAGGATTTTCTGTTGCAAATAATGGTGTAGGTGGATCAGGCACGCCAGGTCAAGGTAATAATGGCGGTACGGGAGGTGATGGAGTAACCTCATATACTTCAGGTGGCGGTGGCGGTGGGGCAGGGGCAGTAGGTGCAAGTACTGCTAATACTGTGGGCGGTGCAGGAGGTGCGGGACTAGCTTCAACAATTACAGGCACATCCGTTACTTATGCAGGTGGTGGTGGTGGTGGTACTAATTATAGTGGTAGTGCCGGCGGTGCCGGCGGTGCTGGTGGTGGTGGTGCTGGGTCTTATTATACTATTGCAGGTGTATCAGGCACAGCAAATACTGGCGGTGGCGGTGGCGGTGGATTAACGTCTGGCTCTGGCGGCTCTGGTGTAGTAATAATTAGATATAGGTATCAATAATCATGGCACTATCATTTCCCGCAAGTCCAACTGTTAATCAAACCTATACATCAGGTTCAAAAACTTGGATTTGGAATGGCACGACTTGGAAATCAAATGTAACTTCTGCAGCTACTACCTTAGGTACTACTGCTCCAATTTCTCCAGTTGAGGGTCAGTTATGGTATGATACAACTGATGGTACTTTATATATTAGAACTGGCGGTGTTTGGCTAGAATCAGTCGCTACTTCCGCAGGTCTTCCTGCTAATCCGTTACCTAGCGGAACTACAGCGCAGCGTCCAAGTTCACCAGTAATAGGTAATATGAGAATTAATACTGAGTTAAATGTTCTTGAACTTTACTATAAAACTAACTGGTACGCTGTAAGTACTATTTCTTATATGTCTGCTACAGGCGGTACAATAACATATAGTGGTAATTATGCTATTCATACTTTTACTACTAGTGGTACTTTTACCCCCAGTTTTGTACCGAGTGGAAGTACTGTAGAAGTTTTAACTATAGCGGGTGGAGGAGGGGGCGGCTGGGATCTAGGCGGCGGCGGCGGCGCTGGCGGCCTACTATATAATTTGGCAGTAACTGCAAACCAAGGAACTGCTTATTCAATTGTAGTAGGTGCCGGCGGTGCATACTCTGCTACTCAGAATACTAATGGAAGTAATGGTAACAATTCTACTGCATTTGGTAATACATCAATAGGTGGAGGTGGAGGAGGGGCATACTCAACACCTACTGCGGGCTCCAGTGGAGGTTCGGGTGGTGGTGGAGGATCCACTACTAGTTCAGGTGGTGCTGGAGGTGCTGGAACTGCGGGACAAGGCTATGCTGGTGGTGCTGGTACGGGTGCTTTAGCCACATATGGTGTACCAGGCGGCGGCGGGGGTGCTGGAGGTGTAGGTGCAACAATTGGTGTGGGAGGTGTAGGTATTGTAAATCCAATAGTAGGTTCAACTATTGGTGAGTTGATAACCGGATCATATTGGGTAGCTGGTGGAGGGGGAGCAGCGGACGATTCAGCAACAACCTATTTTGGTGCAAGTGGAAAGGGCAATGCTAGTACTAATGCTTCTAAAAATCCTATAGCAAATACAGGAGGCGGAGGATACGGTCCAGGTACCTCATTCGGTGGTACTGGCGGTTCTGGTGTAGTAATAATTAGATATAGGTATCAATAAAATGGCACTAACTTTACCCGCAAGTCCAACTGTTGGTCAGACCTATGCATTAGGTACAAAAACTTGGACTTGGAATGGAACATCTTGGAAAGCTTTAGTAACTTCTTCAGCAGCTTCAGTATATGATACTGCAACTACTAGTACTGGATATTTCTCATTGCCTTCTGGTACTACGGCACAGCGCCCCAGCACTCCTACTGTAGGCATGTCACGTTGGAATACTTCGCTAGGTGCGGCAGAAATATGGACTGGAGGTACTTGGGCAGCTTATTATACCTATGCTTTCACTGTAGATTATTTAGTTGTTGCAGGCGGGGGCGGCGGGGGCATGGATGGCTGGTCATCAGCACGCGGTGCTGGTGGTGGTGGTGGTGGTGGATTACTGACTGGTTCAGCATATTCAATTGCATATGGATCTGCACCTATTACTATAACTGTAGGTGCAGGAGGTGTAGGTGCTCCTAATGCGCAGACTCAAGCGGGTGTGAGTGGTATTGCAGGTACCTCCTCGATATTTGGATCAATTATTGCTTTAGGCGGTGGATACGGTGCTGGTCATACAGGTGGTTCAGGTTCACCGGCTAATACTGGGTATGCCGGCGGCACAGGTGGGTCAGGTGGCGGGGGTTCAAACGGATTTCCTAGTGTAGCAGGTACTGCTGGACAGGGTAATGCAAGTGGTGCTGGTAGTAATGTTTCTCCATATGATGGTGCTGGTGGTGGTGGTGCTGGTGGTGCAGGGTCCGGAATCAATGGCGGTGCTGCTTTTATTAGTAGCATTTCAGGTACTTCGATAAGTTATGCAGGTGGAGGTGCTGCTTGGGGAGAATCTGGTTATGGAACACCTGGAGCTAATGCAGGTGGAGGTAGTGCCGGCACCTTAAATGCTACTAGTAATCGTGGTGGTGGTGGTGGTGCTGTACGTCTTGCAGTAGCCGGCAATGGAGGATCTGGTATCGTAATCATTCGTTATCAATCTGCTACACAAAGAGCAACCGGCGGAACAGTTATATCAGCTAGCGGTTATTATTATCATACTTTTACCGCTTCTGGTACTTTTACGATTACTTAATATTATGTGGATCCTAAACTGGTTACCTGACTGGCTTTTCTATGTAATGTTTTTCACAGGAGTTCTAGCTTTAGTAATTGGTAAAATACTTGTTCCCCTTAGGCTATACGCCTATCCCGCAGGTGTTGCGCTAATAATTATGGGCACGTGGTACTCAGGTGGCATTGCTAAAGATAAAGAATGGAAAGAAAAAGTAGCAGAAGTAGAAGCTAAATTAGCTATTGCCCAACAAGCAAGTGCTGTAGTAAACGAAAAGA